TGCGTCAGTACGAGCAGGTACTTGATCCGCGTGGCCCGTATGTTTGGGCCTCTGACGCTGAGGCCGCTATCGCAGTGCTAATAGACGATCAGGTGAAAGAGATAGCAGAGTACGTCACCGCTATCGCAGCAGCCGAACAGCAGGCTGAGTACCGCGAGCAGTCTGGCGCGGCTTGGTATCACGGCCATGAGCAGGGCCAGCGGGACATGCTCGCCAAGTGCATTGAGGTGGTCGAGGCGCTCCGTGCCTGCGAGCAGCGGGCACGTCAGGACGAACGCACACGCATGTCACCCGAATGGGTGTACCAGCAGGGATACGACAACGGCCTCTACGACGCCCGAATAGCGGTAATGAAACTATGCGAAAAGCAACCATCCACATGGCCCACCAGCGAGGCCGCAATGGATGAACTCACAGACACCATCAACGCTCTAAAAGAACAGCCATGACTATCGGGTTCGTGACCCGCGACTACAACGGCACCTTCCCCAACATCATCCCCGCAGGATGCGCCTTCTACCGCTGCCTCCTACCCATGAGCGTCTGCGGTCAGAAAGCCAGAATGGGAATGCCAGCATGGGACCCCGCCAAAGGATTCGGAATCCGCGAAACCGAAAACACCGCCATCTTCGGATTCAAAACCATCGTCCTCAAACTCATCATGGACCGCTGGGCACCCAACCAGATAGACATCGCCCAATCACTAGGACAGCGGATCATCGTAGACATAGACGACTACCACGAAGGCCTCACCCCAGCGAACAAGGCATACGACACAACCCACCCTGAACACAACCGTCGAGCGAACCGCGAATACTACGCGCAAACCATTGAGAAAGCAGACACCCTCACCGTGTCTACCCCGTTCCTGTACGACGTTTACTCACAGCGGCACCCAGATGTACGACTTGTACGGAACGGGGTGAACATGACGATGTTCCCCAAGCAGAAGACCAGCGGCATGAAGCCTGTTATCGGCTGGGCTGGGGCAATCGAATACAGGAACAACGACCTAGAGCAACTCCGTGAATGGCTGCCAGACTTCCTAGAAGAACACGATTTGAGGTTCCATCATGCAGGCCACGATCCTGAAGCCCCGTCGTTTGCGGAAGTCGTCGGCATCCCAGAATGGCGGGTCACCACGTCACCCATTGTCTTCATCCACGAATACCCGGCAAATCTCAAATTCAATATTGGAATTGTCCCCCTCAACGACATCCCCTTCAACCACGCCAAATCCAACATCAAAGGGCTGGAGTACGCCGCTGCGGGCATACCCTTCGTGGCTAGCGCCCTCCCCGAATACCACGCCCTCGCTGAGACAGGTGTTGGGTTGCTGGCATCTACGCCAGAGGAATGGGTGGGACAACTAGCGGGACTTCTTGAGTACAAAACGCGGAAGCGGGCAGCCGCTATCAATCACGCTATCGTCAGCAGGGAGTGGGCTATCGAAGCCAGAGCGGAGGAATGGCAGGATGTATTCACAGTACGCGGGGCTTAACGTCGGCAGCGGCCAGCATTACGCAGACGGCTGGTTCAACACCGATATCGTGCCTACCGACAAGGGGCAGCAGCCTGACCTCCTCGCTGATATTCACGACTACTCCACCATCTTTCCTCCGAAAGCATTCAAGAAGGCATACGTGGGGCACGTGCTGGAGCACATCGAATGGGCTCGACTGACTGACGCCATTCAGAACATTGCCGCTGTAGCGGAAGAAGTCATGGTCGTGGGGCCGTGCATTGATCTGGCCCGTGCCCGTGAAGAACCCCAGTCGCTGATCGACGCTATCGCCGCACCAGAAGATATAGACGCCCACCCGTGGGCACACAAGTGGACCCCGACCACGGGGCTGACAGCGGAAGCAATCACTCTCGCCGGGTTCACCCCGAACGTGATCAGCGTGAGCGAGGTGCGTAAACCTGACTGGCCCAACCCGACTAGGGCTGGCTGGCAGTGCGCAATGTGGTTCCGGCCTTAATCGTCGTCGTCGGCGTCAACGCTGACCCACGCACCCGTTTCGTTCATGGCGTCCAGTGATTCCTTCCACAACTGGCCCACCCGCTTGATCAGATCATCCGCTACGTCAGGGTTCCATGACGCACCCTCAGCGGTCAGAGCAACCTGAAGGTCCCCATACGTGACCTTCGCAATCAGGTTCTTCCCTGTCGCCATTACTGGTACCTCGCCATGCTGTCGTGGATTAGAAAATATGCTACGCCGTCCACGGCAGTGTCCCGCGAGTACCCCGCACGTGAGCGGCTGATCTTCACCAGCACCATCATCAGGGCCACGTCCTCAGCGGTGATCTCACAGCCTAGGAACGATGACCACATGCCCGCTATCCGGCCAAGGTTCTCCTCAGGGGGACCGTACTGGTCGTTCCGGTCGCCCTCCACGAGGTTGATGGCGTCAACAGCGACGGTGGGGTCAATGTGTGTCATGGGTGTCTCCGTCGAGCCAGACTTGGTATTGGGCGGTGACTCGTCCATCAAGGGGATCAACGAAGTGAAGCCGCTGCGACGGAACCGCTGACGATGCGAGCCCGACTGATGCGTAGCGGTTGTCCGATTCCGTGCTTCCCGTCCCATACACGGCTCCTGCCCCGTCAGCCAGCGACTGCTGGTAGTGAGTGTGGTAGTGCCCAATGTATACGTCCCTGAAGTCCCAAGGGTAGGAACCTGACCGCCAGCGGTTGACGTGGTTGACGATGGTGTTGGGGGAGGCGTAGCCGTTCCTGCCGATCTCGTCCCCGTGGATGAGGAGTGCCCGGTAGTTGCCGATCTCTACCCGCTGGATGTCCTCTGGGCAGTCTTCCCATGTTATCGAATTGTTATCAGCGGCTTTGATGATCTGCCGAGCCAGTTCGTAGGTCATCCGGTCAGCGTTATCGGAGCGGGGAACAGCGTCCCTCTTGGACCCGAGCCTGCCGTGATTGCCCCACTCAGCCACCACCGTGACCGTCTGGTAGATCCCAGCGGCAGCGGACACGGTTTCCACGAGGAGGTTGGCGACATTCACGAACTGCTCAAAGAGGGTGGCGTCGATCTCAAATGGCTGGGTCGGGAAGTTGAACAGGCCTTCGATCATGTCGCCGCCGAGCAGGATGTGGCAGTGGTCGACGGGGTGATCCTTCCGCTGGATGTCCGTTATCCGGGCAGCCTTCTGGACGAACCGCCCAACCCGCTCCCGCATAACATCCGTGTTATACGAAACCGTCCGCTTCGCCCCCTGCCAATCCGTCAAATGCCACACAGCGGCCTCAGAACGGCCCTTAGACGGACTCTTAACCGGCTTAGGTATCCGGAGAGGGTGAGCCAAAACAGCGTCCCTAGAGGCCTCTATAACGGCTTCAACAAGGAAATCCGTTTTGCCCTTAGCCCGCAGCAAATCCCGCTGAGCCCGAACCAAAGCCCCCCGCAGGTCATCAATTTCAGCCTGCCGCTGAATCTCCCCCTCACTCAGCCGCTTCTCAAGACTCACGACGGCACTCACTCCTACGATGCCGCCGCACAGTCGTCTCCTGAATCTGAAAACCCTCAGCCTTCAAAATACGGGCAAGCCCCGCATTAGAAATCCGCGCATCCTCCAACGCCACCCGCAGCGCAGCCGAATCCTTCTCAGCAACCGTTTCCAAAATAACGCACACCTTGCACGACCCCCCAATACGAGGAGGCTTATATTCAGCGATCCGATCAGACAGGCTCATACCACTCCCCTGTGACCCGTGTTACGGGTGAGGCTACTGCATCCAGTCGTTAACTTCATCCTGCGAATACAGAATGTCGATCTTCCGCTCAGTCCAATCCTTATGCCGAGGATGCCGAACCGTCCCACGCCGCTTCTCAACAGGCCACTGGCACGCCACCCCACACGCCTCCTGCAACGCCCGCAGCGACTCCTTCTGAGCCTTCGTGAAGTCCTTCTTCCGGCCCTTCGACATGATCTCCACACCGAGAAAGAAATCATTCCCCATATCATCGGGACAGGAGAAGATGTCCCACGGCTTCTTCCGCTTAAACGAGCCCTTACCGGCGTGCCACACCGGCCACACGCTATGGACGTACACGGTGCCGTCCCGGTCCAGCGTGAAATTAGCAGCAGGAACCTCGTAATGCGTCTGGATATAACGGATCACGTTATCGTTCGCGCCCCGCTGATTGCCCTTGTTCCGAGGATCAGTGGACTCCGTAGCCGCCGCCGCCGTGTGATGCAGCATCAAAGCGTCAGGCATCTTCCGATACCCCCGCCAAGGACCACGCCGCTGCACCGACCACTTCTTCTGAAAAACCACCCGGTCACCCAACTGGGCGACCAGAGCCTTCTTGAACCGGCCAGCAAACATCACACCTCCGGAGGCACAGTAGACAAATCCTCAGGCTCCACGCCCGGATCAGGACTCATATGCCCCAGCGCCATAGCAGGAGACGCAATACCCAGCACAGCGCCCACCAGAGCCAGCCACAGCGGCACCTGATCATCACTGATCACCCCATACCCAGCGAGCACAGCGAGAACAGCAACCGTCACCCCATACAGCCACTTACGGTTCCGAGCCCGGTTAAACCAGCGCACTAGTCCAATCCAATCTTGTCCGCAATCCGCTTAACAGTATGGGCAACATCAGCGAGCGATTCCCCACCATTCCGATACCCCGGCTGAATAGGCTTCGTCGCCTTCGACACCTCATCCCTCACCACGATACGCACATACCACATGAGCGCACCAATAATGATCACGAAGATGCCGAGGACACCTCCGATGAGGCTGACCCATTCTGTTGGTTCCATGAGCGTGACCCGGTTCGTAACATGATGTTACTCAGCGGGCTCCTCCACGACCGGGGACTTGAACTCCACCCCATCCCAAATATCGCCTATACCAGCATACTTACCGCGACGGCTCCCGGTGTACGACGTGTCAATATACGTCCCATCCAGACCAATACTGTTGCAGTACGCCGTCACCTTCGCATCATCATCGTCCATGAACGGGATAACGATGACCTGCGTGACCACACCGTTCTCAATCTTCGCTGCGTGAGCGTTCTCGTAAGGCATGATTCTCTCTTCCTAGATCGGGTACCGAATAATGACAACGCCAGAGCCACCTGCTGCCCCGTTGACGCCAATATTGCCGCCACCACCACCACCGCCAGTATTGGCAGTTCCGGCAGCGGGTGTTGCGCCGCCAGCACCACCACCACCAGAGCCGCCAGAGCCAGCAGTACCGCCTGTGTCGTCAATGCCACCGCCACCGCCGCCAGCACGGGTGACTGACGTGCCGGTGTAGGAGTTGGCTAGCCCAGCACCACCATTTCCTGCTTGGCTCGCAGTCGCAACGCCACCAGCGGCACCAGCGCCACCACCGCCGCCAGCAAGATCAGTAGATCCGTTAGAGCCGCCGTTGTTGCCTTGGTCAGGAGTAGAACTACCACCAGAACGAGCGGAGCCGACAAAGCCAGCCGCCGCACCTCCTCCCGACCCACCAGTGAATCCAGTTCCCGGAGAGACACCGCCACCGCCAGCGCCACCGCCAACAGCGAACGCCACTTTCCCTAGGCGTGATGTGTTGCCGTTATCTGCGTCGGCTGTTGTCGTTCCGCCTGTGCCGCCAGCGCCGACAGTCACAGTAAAGGAGCCCGCAGAGAGATAGACACTCGTTACTTCCAAATGTCCGCCAGCGCCTCCACCGCCACCGCGACGATTACCGCCCCCGCCCCCACCGACCGCAAGTACATCCACGAACCCCGGCGCAGCCACCGAGAGGCTAGAACTCGACGTGAACGAGTGAACCTTGTACGCCTGACCAGACACACCATTCGACCCATCACCCGTGTACGTCGTCTCCGTACCACCACTCGCCGCTACACCAGCCGCTGAGCCGCTGATGATCGTGCGAACGATGACAACACCGCTACCGCCAGCGCCAGAACGACCTCCACCGTTACCAGTATTAGCGGTACCTGATCCTGCAGTAGCAAGAGCACCAGCGGCATACGTCACGGAAGAACCAGTAATGCTATTTGCTAAACCTGGTCCAGCGGGTCCAGTGGCACCTCCGGTTGCTGACCCGCCAGCGCCGCCACCGTTAGCATAACTACTTACATCGGTAGAACCAGAGTTTCCTTGGCCTGCTATAAAAGAGTTGGCAAGAATACTGTTACCACCACCGCCAGAACCGCCAACACCTCCACGAAGATTGGCTCCAGCAACAGCCCCATATCCGCCACCCATAGCGTAAATACCGTCAAGACGAGAAGAAGCACCGGGAAAAGAGTTGGCTGCGCCTCCAGCACCAACAGTCACAGCGTAGGAACCAGCCTCTAGGAAATAGCCAGTCTTGAACACCATGCCACCTGCGCCGCCTCCTGTGTCAAGAGTGCCTCCCGCGTAACCGGAGCCGCCGCCACCAACGACAAGCACATCGACCACACCAGACGAGTTCACCGTCAAAGTGCCAGACGAAGTAAACGTCTGCACCTGATACGTCACACCACCGCTGGTGTACGTCGTGATCGTGCCACCCGAAGTCTGCGCGAAACGACCAGCAGAAGGAGCGGTAGAACCAGCGCCCGTAGTAGTGGAGAGTTTCTGGATGCTCACATTCGCTCCTAGTAGTTCACTCGAACGATGACAATGCCACTGCCGCCAGCAGCACCATTACCGCCAGTAGTTGACGAAGCACCACCGCCACCGCCACCGCCGCCCGTATTAGCGGTAGCAGCAGTCCCATTGCCACCCGACCATGTTCCTCCAGCGCCGCCGCCACCAGAACCGCCAGAGCCAGCGCTACCAGAGTTACCTGCGCCTCCGCCGCCTCCGCCGCCCCGAGTTACTGACGATCCTGTGATTGAGTCGGCTGAACCAGAACCCCCAGCACCCCCGTTGTAGCCAGAGCCAGCGGTTCCCGCAGCGCCAGCGCCACCACCACCACCACCACCACCTAGATAGTTGCCAGATGCAGTTCCGCCGCTGTTTCCTTGTCCTGACATTCCACTACCGCCACTGCGCCCAGAAATGCCACCCCCGCCAGATCCGCCTGCTCCACCTAGGCTTGGCCCACTACCACCGCGACCGCCTCCGACGCCGTAATACGGACCTACTCTTGATGCGCTGCCATTTTGCGACGCAGAATCATTCGTTGAAGGATTGGCACCTGCCCCTCCAGCGCCCACGACAACGGTGTGACTTCCACTTTCAAAATACACAGAAGATGCAGAAAGGATGCCCCCAGCGCCACCACCACCAGCGCCATCCTGATCGCCTGTTGGATTCTTTCCTCCTCCACCGCCACCGCCGACAACAAGCACTTGGAACAGTCCCGGTACATCAACAGTCAACGTCCCGCTTGCCGTGAACGTGACGTACTTGTAGCCGCTACCGGAACCAGTCTCCGTGTTCGTGAAGTTGCCCGGATACAGGCCGTTGACGTTACTGCTCGCCTTGATACGCGAGATTGTCATTAGGAGTTCTCCACTCCGTACACCGAGAAGTTCACCGTGTTCGCTGACGACGACACATTCAGGTAACGGTTCGTCGGATCCATCGTCAGACCCAGCGTCAGAGCCACCGTGTCATTCCCAGCAATCGTCGCCTGATACACCACATACCGGCCCGTAGCATACGTAGCGGAAGCCGTGTTGATAGCAATCGTGTACGTCGCTGAAGACGACGACGTATTACAAATCACGATGCTAGAAATGATCGTGGACGTGCTAGCCGTACCGCTAGCGGAATACAGATTAGCGGCAGTACCGATGGTGCCGTTACCGGCAGCAGCCGCGAGTTGCTTATAAACCTGAGGCATCTGCCTACGCTCCCATCAGAAGAAAAGGACTAGTAAGTTCTAGCCCCTCAGTTGTACCAGTAAATGAAATATTCCCTGCAAGTGTAGCCCCATTAAGGGTCTTATTCGTCAACGTCTGTGTGTCCGTAGTGCCCACCACGCTACCCGTCACCCCATGCACACCACTATTGGCATTAACATGCGCGTTAGCCTCATCGGCGTCCGTAGCGGTAAAAACATGCTCAATCTCAGCGTTACTGGAATGAGAAATCAGCGTCGTCCCGTCAGCACCCCGGCCATTAACCCCACCAGAGTTATAGACAGTCAGGACATTAGAGGCACGGGAAACACAGAGGATCTTCTCCTCCGCTGCCAGACCCCTATCAATTACTACATAGAACGGCCCCACCGAGCCCGTAGGCCAGTTAGACAGGTCATCACACGTGATCGTGAGGTCCCCCGTAGTACCGCCAAGATTAGCGGTCAGATAGGCAGGCTTAGCCCCACCAGCATACTGACGCCTCATCTACATGACCTCCTCTAGAACCATCAAAAGAGTACCCTGCCAGCCGTTACCCGTGGTACTCAGCCGCTCCGGCTGCCACAGAAACTCCCGAGCCAGCACCTGATACGCCTGCCCCGATTCCTGATACTGGAACACCGTCCCCTGCTCAATCAAAGCCAGCAGACCGTTCTTATCCGCTACAGGGTTCCGGGCCTCAATCATGCCGTTAATGTCCACCTCGTCAGCGAGGATCACCGGCACATCCCACCGGGACGCCTTCCCCTTCACCGGGAAAGCACGCAACTCCCAGCGGGTAGGGATCGGCCCCTTTGTCGCGTCGGTGGGGCAGCGCAGTAAAACCATTCGCATATTCACGCGAGAAAACTTAATGCCGTTCAAATTCAAATTATCCGACCGGACGCTCGTTTCGCTGGTCGTCAACCGGGCATACCGACCATAAGCCCCCGAATCAAACGACAAATCAATATACAGAGGGCTAGCAGTAGACGGCAGCCACTTAACCTGCATATACAGCGACGACTTCAAATCCTCCACAGAGAACGACATCGTGCCCTGCGTAAACCAGCCACCCTCAACCTTATCCGTACCCTCATAAAACACCCCGGCGTCTTCAACCACAAACACCCGCCTACCCAGCCACGTCACACACGCCGTAACCGGAGCCGCCGCCTCAGACCACACCGCCACATCATTCGCATACGCGGGAGTCAAAGCAGTCGTCGTAAACGTAGACAAGTCAAGACGCCCAAGACCCGGCACAGGATTAGCGGGAAACACATCCCCAGCATCATTATTCACCGCCGTGTAAGCGGGATCCATGCTGTCGATCCCATACCACACAAACCTGTCCTGACCCTCGAAACACTTCACCGGCTCAACCGTAGGAATGATCGCGCCGAGAGTCAGATCACCGTTGTCCGCTGGCTGAGCCATCCGGACACCCTTATCCGTCCCAATAAACACATACCCCAGATAGGCTTCGATCTCGTAACCGATCTCCCCATCAGGCAACTCCACCGCCACAATACAAGGATTCAGGCCAGTGCCGTCATCCTTAATCGTCACCTTGTGAACAACCCACTTGTCCCCGAAACCACCCAGCAGGTAAATAGCCTGAGGACCGCCACACGCCGCCACCCAACGAAACTCGTCATCAGGATGCGTGAAAATCGTGGTCGCCTGATTGCCCTTCTTCACCCACTTCAGGACATTCGCCTGACCACACAGCAGGTAATCCTTCGTCCACGTAATAAAAGTCGCATCCGTCAACGCATTATTGTGATACAACGCAGCCGTACCCGTAGGCGAATCCAACTCGTAAATGTAGCCAGCGTTATTCAACCCCAGCATAATATTGCCACGATCAGCGACACTAATAATCGGAGCGGACCCCAACGTCACACTCGCCGTCAACGTACCAAAATCCTCATACCAGTACGTGTAATTACTGTTGATCACAACGAGATACCCGCTGTGCAACGTCAGCCACGTCTGGCCCGTAGTAGCACGCAACTCAAGAGTCTCAGGCAGCAGGCTCATCTGCCATTCAGTCCACGGATCAATACCAAACGAATCCTCATACCGTGACTGGATCGCATCATCCCGGTCAAGGTTCGACTGGCCCGCACCAGACTTCCAGTTATTCGTCTGCTGACGCCACACATTCTGCGGCAGCAACAGAAGATCCCGGTTATCCGTCGTGTTCCGCTGTTGCAAAACATCAAGCGACCGCTGCGTATACCTATTCGACGCAACATCAATCGGATACACCCGGCCATTGATAGCGACCTGTGACCCGCCAAGATTACCGATAGCGGACGTGCCCTCTACACCGTTCCCGTAGAACGGCTCATCAAACTCCCGCGTAATCTGTGTAGACAACTACACTCCCCGATAAATCGGGATACGAGTCACCAAACGAATCATCTCCTCCTGAACCCGGTTCTTAAACTCCCGATCCAGTTGAGACGCAATAGACGAATTCGCTGTCACCGGCACCTCCTCCGGACGACGCGAATCACCCTGAGTAGACACCTGAGTCCTACGCGCCTCCGTCGTCCGCAGCAGCATCGCCGCAGCACCAAGCGCCGGAATGTCCAGCATCGACTCCGTAAGCCCACACGTCGCCACAGGGTCAGTACTCAAACTCGTCGCCAACGTAAACGGAGCCTTATACGTGAACTCCACATCCGTACCGCTAGGAATGTTCCGCAGAATACGGATCACATTCTGGTCAGCGGAATACACCCACCGCCACATACGGTCAGGCAGATCCGTCCACACATCCGTCGTACCCGGCACACGCCACCGCACCCGCAGAATATTCGTCATACCCTCAGCGGCAGTCGGAACCACATACGTCTGATACGTGGCATCAACCTCAGCAGTCCACGTACCAATCTTGTAAAGACCATTCTCAGGACTCGACAGGCGGCGCAGCACATCATTCAAGGCATTGAACGCAAACCAGTCCGTCATGCGGGGCCGCACATAAACCATGTCACCCGCTGTCACTGCCTGCTGCGGGGAACCGTCATAGCCGGGAATCACAAACACCGTGTTGTCGTTCGCGTACACGCCCTTCACAAACCACACATTCAGGCCAGACGACAGCAGCATCCCCTTCTGAATACCGTCCACCCCAAGTTCCAGTTGCAGGCTCGTCTGCCCAGCACTAGCAGACACCTGCACAAGGTTCACATTCTCCGTCATGCTCCCGTACACGCGCCTGCGCACGTCGGAAACAAGGTCCCGCATGGTAGCCACTACATGCCTCCAAGAAGGAACAGAGTCGGAGTCGGATCAGTAACAATAGGAGCCCACGAGGCAGTCGTGCCATCCGTAGTCAAATACTCGCCAGCATTACCAGCCTGATCCGGAAGCCCACTGATCGTCACCGACCCACCCAGCGACACAGCAGACCCATTAATCGTGATGCTGCTGTTCGCCAGTTTCGCGTTCGTGACATTCGCGTCAACAATCTTCGCCGTCGTCACCGAACCATCAAGAGGCGTCCGCTGATCCGACAACCGCGAATCACTCGTATACACAAGATTCGCCGTGTTACTAATCCCGTGAACACTCGTCGTCGCAGACGTATGATTCGACAAATCAGTCGTAGACGCCTTACCCGACAGATCCGTTGTCAGGTTCGTGACCTGAGACTGCGCGACAGTAATCGCATCCGACCCCGACACCCCATGACTAGCGGCATGAGCGGTAGGAGTACGCGCATTAGTCAACCGCGCATCATTATCCAAAACCGCTGTACCCGTAACCTGAGCGGCAGTAATCGTAATCGGATCACCACCAGCAGCCCCATGCGTACTAGCGTGAGCCGTAGGCGTCCGAGCATCAGTCAGACGAGAATCATTCGTATACACCAGATTCGCAGTATTGCTAATCCCATGAACCGAAGTCGTCGCCGCCGTATGAGAAGACAACGTAGAGTTAACAGCAGCAGCAGACCCAGCCGGATCGGCACCAACCTGTGCCGCTGACGGCAACGGATGCACATGGTCAGAGCGAGACGCCTCCGTGTCACTACCGGGAGAAGCCGTACCCAGCGACTGCGGAGTAGCGGTAGAAAGATTAGCGGCCTCACCGGGAGGACCGATAGGACCCTGAGGACCCGTAGGCCCGATAGGACCCTGAGCGCCCGTAGCACCCGTAGCGCCAGTAATACCCTGCGGAATAGTGAACTCAAAAATCGCGTTCTGCGCCGTACCACTATTCGTCACCGCAGCCGACGACCCAGCAGCACCAGTCGTCGTAGACCCAACCGTTACCGAAGCATTAGCACCAGCAGCACCCGGCGTACCCGGCTCACCCTGCGGACCCTGAGGGCCAGCGGGAATATTATCCACCTCACCCTGAAGCGTATTAATAGCCTCAATGATCAGGTTAATATCATCGGCAGGAGCACCATCACCCGGTGTCTTATTCGGGGTAGGGAGAGGCATCACAGGCTCCTAGTTGTACTGCGTGTCATAGTCTTCCGCATACACGTTACCCGTGTAAACGTTCCTCCAAGTGTACCCAGCCGCCGTCAGGGCCGTGTATTCAAA